AGTTAAGAAGGTGCCGACCAAATGACCGATCTCGCGGCCCTCGTCGTCAGGATGCAGGCCGACAACTCGCAGTACGTGGCAAAGCTGCAGGAGTCGACCAACAAGCTGGAGAAATTCCAGAAGGAACAGGAGTCGGCGCTCGATGAGATCGGCAAGAAGTTCAAGGAGCTAGCCGGCGAGCTGGCCGGCGCTTTCACCGTCGATAAGATTGTCGAGTTCATTGCCTCGACCCTCGAAAGCAACGCGAGCCTACAAAAGTTCTCTCAGTCGAGCGGCATCGCGGTGGAAGACCTGTCGGCGCTGTCTTCCGCGGCCGCCGGCGCGGGCCTCTCACAAGACGAACTCGGCATGGCGGTCAAAAAGTTGAACGTCAATCTCTCCGAGGCCTCCGGCGATCCGACGTCGAAATCGGCGCTCGCGCTCAAAATCCTGGGCATCAGCGCGACCGACGCGAGCGGCAACGTCAAGGACGCGGGCACGGTGATAGGGGAGGTCGCGGATAAGTTTGCGGGCACCGCGGACGGCGCGAACAAGACGGCGATTGCCGTGCAGCTGTTCGGGAAGGCCGGCGAGCAAATGATTCCGATGCTGGATAAGGGCAAAGCCGGCCTCGATGCCGCTCGGGAGGCGGCGATCGCGTGGGGTGCCGCAACCGACGGGCCAGCCGCCGAGGCTGCCGAACATTTCGAGCAGACGCTCAATGCGCTCGAAGCCAACGTTCGCGGCGGCCTCGGCAGCGCGATCCAGTCAGCGTTACTACCGGTGCTGCAGAACATGATCGATGCGTTCACGAATGCAGGGCCGCCCGCCCGGCAGTTCGCAGCAATCGGCCAAAGCGTCGCCGAGGTGGTCAAGCTCCTCGCAACCGTCGCGCTCGAAACCGTCAGCGAATTCACGCAAATGGGTGAATCGATCGGCGCTGTTGCAGCTGCGGCCGTCGCAACGGCTCACGGCCGCTTCAAAGAAGCCGCCGATATCTGGAAGCAATCGAACGCGGACAACGCGGCAACTGCCGAGAAGTACGCCAAGATACAGATGGCCATGTACAAGGAAACGGCCGACGCGGCGATGTACGCGGCTAACACGGAGTCTGCGCTCGCTGAGAAACAAAAAGCGGCGCTTGGCTCGCTCGAAGGTGCCGTCAAATCGGGTGCGGCGGATGAAGAGCTCAAGAAATTCTCGGCCGGGCTCCAGGAGCAGGCGGGTTCGTTCGGCAAGGGTGAAGTAGCGCTTGTCCAATACAAGCTGCAAGTAGGAACTCTCGCCGACGCGCTCAAGATCGCGGGCCAGGCGGGTAAGGACGCCGCGGCGTCTGCGCTCAAGTTTGCTGCGGCGTTGCAGAGTCAGAAGGACACGAAGTCGGTCGATGACATGACCAAGAAGATGCGCGAGCAGATCGATACCTACGATCTGGGCGCGGTCGCCGCCTACAAGTATTCGCTCTCGCAGGGCGAGGTCGGCGAGATGTTTACGCGCATGGGTGCCGCGGGCGAGGTCGCGAAAAATAAGTTGATCGACATGAAGCGTGCCGAGGTCGGCGACGAGGACATCAAGGGCGTGCAGAAGCTCAAGGATGAAATCGAAGCGCTCGCCGGCAGCTATCAGCATGCGGCGAAAGACGCCTTTGATTTGCAGAATGCGGCGCTCATCAAGAACGTGCAGGCGAGTGGCAACGCCGATCAGCAGAAGGTGATCGATCAAGCGCGCCAGCTCGCCGACGCCCAGGACCAGTACAACAAGCTGGTCGAGCAAGGCCGCCAGATCAAGCTCGCATACGAAACGGCCGAGGCGACCGTTCACGCCGCAGTCGCCACACACCAGATGAGCGAACTGCAAGGCGAACTCGCGCTCCAAGATGCGCGCAAGACAGAGGTCGCTCAGTACGGGCAGATTGTCACCGCCGAGAAAGCGGTCTCGGATGCGAATCCGATCCAGAAACTGAAGGACGACACGGTTGCGGCGAACAATGAACTGAAGAACATGACCACCACCGTCAACACGCTCGCGCAAGCGACGACCGACAAGCTGGAAAATGCATTCGCCGATGCGTTCTCGAAGTTCGCGGAAGGGACCGAATCGGCCAAAAAAGCGCTGATGGACTTCGGCAAGTCGATCGAAAATATGATGATGCAATCCATCTCGAAGTCGATTGCGCAGTCGATCTTCGGTGGCGACGGTCCGGGATCAGGCGCCGGCGGCTTCTTGAGCGGCATCATGGGCTCGGTCGGCGGGAACGGTCAGAGCCTGTTCGGCTCGATCGGCTCGAGCTTCGGGAACTGGGGCGGGAGCGCCGCCGGCAGCGTGACCGGCGCGGGCGGCGCGTTGGGCTTGAGCGGCGGCGGTGGAACGGCCAGCCTCATTTCGGACGCGGATCTTCCCGGCTTAGCGGGCGGCGGCACGATCGGCCCGGGCGGCATGGCGCTCGTCGGCGAGAGTGGCCCCGAGCTCGCCTACGCGGGCAGCCGCAATCTCAACATCGTGCCCATGTCGAAGTCGGCCAACATGGGCGCGAGCGTCACGATCCATAACACGATCCAGGCGCCCGACGGCACCATCTCGCGACAGACGCAGGCGCAGCTGGCGGGCCAGGCGGGTCGGCAGGTTTCGATGGCGTTGAAGCGCAGGAGCGCATGAGCACGTTGATCGAAGATCCCGCGGCGGTGTTTCCGCAGTGCCCGACGTTCGGGTACACCGCGGAGCCTGCCTATCTCGTCAAGATCGTGTCGCGCGAGGGCGGCTACGAGCGCCGGCAGCGCATGTGGTCGCGGCCGCTCTACAAGTATTCGGCCGTGCCCCTGGGCGATCAGCCGCAGGCCGACATCGAGAACGTCCTCTACTTCTGGCACGCCATGGGCGGCATGTCGACGGCGTTCCGGTTCCTCGACCAGATCGACTACCAGTCGTGCCGCCTGGACGCCGAGCCCGCCGCGACCGATCAGCCGATCGAGCCGAACCCCGATAGCCCAGCCAAGTACATTCTTGCCAAGCAGTATGTAGTGGGCTCGATCGTGCAAGTGCGCGAGATCCTGCGCCCGATCGGCTCGACCATCATGATTGCGAACGAGGAGGGCACACCGCAGACCGATTGGACGCTCGATACCACCTGTGGGCTCATCACGCCCGGCGAGACGTTTTCGGGCGTGCCGTCCTTCTGGGGTGGGATGTTTCACGTGTGGGTCAGGTTCGATGCGCAGTTCGCGCCGCAGATCTCGAACCACAAGATCATCAGCGCGAACATTCAGCTGCAGGAATTGCGCATGCCGTTGCCGTAGGAGACCAAGGATCATGGGCCTCATTGTGTTGATCGTGGTGATCCTGCTGCTCTTCGGCGGCGGGCGTTGGGGCTTCGGTGGTCGATATCAGAAACACGGTTACGGGGGCGCGACGCTGCTCATCGTAGTCCTGCTCATTCTGCTGGTGATGGGCTACTTGTGAGACGGCGCGTCGTAAAGGCGCTCGGCTGGACGCTTGGCCTCGCCTGGCTCATCACGCAAACCTATCTGCTGTGAGACAGATTCCGGCAGCGCTCCTCGCCGATCTGCAGGCCGACTGCACCACGCTCGCCTTCTGCTGGACGATCACGATGGCGAACGGCGATGTGATCCGCGGCACCGAGCACGACCTGGACATCACCATTCCCTCGACGGGCAGCTCGCCGGTCGACCCCTACGCCGGCACCTATCGCGCGATCGCGAACGTCACTGCCTCGGACATCGCCTCGACGTCGGATCTGTCGGTGGACAACTTGAACGTGAGCGGCGCGTTTCAGAATCGCGCCGATGAATCGCCGCTGCTCTACAACGTGCTCGATATCTCGGTGAATGCGGTGGAGTCCGGACTTCTCGATCAGGCGCCGGTCGGCGTGATCATCTGCAACTGGGCCGCGCCCGAACACGGCTACTTCGAAATCAAGGGCGGCTATCTCGGCGAGATCACGCGCACCTCAGACGGCAGCTACACCACCGAAGTGCGCGGGCTCACTCAGGCGCTGCAGCAGATCGTGATTCGCTGCTTCTCGCCCACCTGCAATGTCGTTCAGTTCGGCGATGCGCGCTGCAAGTACCCGGTCGAGCCGCTCATCCGCGATGGCACGGTCACGGCGATCAATTCGCAGACCGAATTTTCCGTGGCGCTCACCTACGACGGCGACAGCCCGGAGCGCCTCGTGTCCTTCGTCGGCGGCGAGCTCACGTTCGTGTCGGGTTTGAACACGGGCTACGCGCGCGAGGCCAAGACGGACCCGAATTCGAATGAGGGCGTGGTGCAATTCTGGGAAGGCTTCCCGGAGTTGATCAACAGGGGCGATGCGTTCAAGTTCAAGCCCGGCTGCGATCGCACGTTCCCCACCTGCCAGTTCTACCGCAATCATGTGAACTTTCGCGGCTTTGGGCTTTTCATCCCCGGCGTGAATGCGATTCTCGCGGGGCCGACGACGACCGAGGAACTGGGGTCTTGATCGACGTGGACGAGCTCATCGCCCAGGCCCGGAGCTGGCTGGGCGTGCCTTACTTGCATCAGGGCCGCTCGCGGAACGGCGCCGACTGCTTGGGATTTCTCGCGTGCATGCTCGCAGAGCTCGGCAGCCGCACGTTTCTCGATGCGCTGCCCAACAACTACCCGCGCAACCCGCAATCGATTCTCGCCGTGGCGGCTCCAAAGCTCGCGACGCCGCTCGAGGTGGAGGTGCCAGGCGCGCTCGTCCTATTCCAATTTCCGCTGACGAAGTACCCTTCGCACGCGGGGATACTCACGCGGGATGGGACTTTTATTCACACTTTTGAGCCCGTAAAGCGCGTCGTGGAAGTGGGCTATCGAGCTCCCTGGCCCGCTCGCGCCCGTTCTGTCTGGGCCGCGCCGCTGGTGATGTATCAGTAATATCGGCCAGGCTGCGCTGATCATCGTCGGCACCGTCGTCGGTGCCTACTTCGGCATGCCGCAGCTGGGCTTCGCCCTGGGCGCGATCGCGGGCTCGGTGCTCTTCCCGACGCAGCTGCCCGCAGGTCCGCAGCTCAAGGACGGGCGCACCACCACCGCGAACATCGGCACGCCCATCCCGATTATCTTTGGAACGGCAAGCGTCGCCGGACAAGTCATCTGGCTCGCGCCCTATGTCGCGAGCCAGAACGAGGCCGGCGGCAAGGGCGGCCCGGAGCAGCTGCAGTACACCTACACGCAGTCGATCGCGATCGCGCTCTGCGAGTCCCCGATTGACGGGCAGACCGCCATCGGCGGCATTCTGCGAATTTGGGAAAACGGCACGATCGTCTATGACATCCGGACGCAGCAACCGGCGGACACCGCACTCGGGTATGCCGCCGAGACCGATCAAGAGTACGCGAATCGATTGACGGCAAGCGAAGCCTACGCGCTCACCTTCACGCTCTACTTGGGGAGTGAGGATCAGATGCCGGACCCGACGATCGAGGCGACGCAGGGGGTCGGCAACGTGCCGGCGTTTCGCGGGCTCGCGTACATCGTGTACCCGAACCGGTTGCTACAGACGACCCAAGCGTGGCGGCATCCGAACTTCATTTTCGAGGTGTACCAGTCGGGCACCGGCGAGTGTCAGGACACGACGGCGGCAAGCCCGTGGGTGCTCTATCCCTGGAACCCGCCGACTGCGCAAGACCCGCGGAACGATCTAGGCACGTACCAATATCTCGCCGACTACACCGCTGGCAGCACCTACGCGACGATCGAGGAGGCGTTCACAGCAACGGGGATCAAGTACGCTTATTGCTATGGCTGGTCGGCCCCGTACTCGAGCGGCATCAACTCCGGGTGGCTGTTTCCCGGGCAACCGCTCCACGCGACGCCAGTCGGCGAGGCGATCAGCGTTGCCATGTGGTTCAACCAGAATAAGCACTCGTCCATCTTGAACAAGATCGCACCAACCACAGATGGTTACGGAATTTGCGGAATGGTGGGACCGGAAGCAGACAGCGTGTGGTTCACCGGCGGCTACTATTTCGGCAGCTCGGCAGTTTGTTTCCCGCACGGCATCTGCTATGCGTTTCCCGAAGGCACCGTACCAACTGACCCAGTACATGCCTCTTCCAGTGAGGGATCTAGCTGGGTGCACATTGGTTCCTGCAGCAGTGGCAACCAGATCTGGACCTACGCCGATCAGTGGATTGCCGCCGTGCGCGTTCCCGGTAAACCCATCCCGATCTGTCACAACCTGCCGGCGGCGCCGATCACCGGCTACTGCGTGTTGCCCGATGGACGATGGCAGCTGAACGCCGAGTGGGTGCTCGACACGACCAAGGAGTATTTGTGGCTCGCGAATTACGACGCGCGATCGACGCAAGTGACCCAGTACCCACTCGGACCGGCGCTTGCGGTGGACGAGGCCAGCAACAACGAGACTTTCTGGACCGCCGCCTATAACGAAGCGGTGCGCGCCGGCACCATCCCGGCAGGGCTCGTGTATGGCCGTGACTATCCGGTGAATCCCAACTACAACGGCGCGAACCCCGGCACCTGGACGATCGATAGCGAAGTGTGCGAGGGATCGAGCGGCGGTGCGACGCTCGATCAGATCATCCTCGCGCTCTGCAGCCGCGCGAACTTGGACGCCGCGCAGGTGGACGTCGCCGACATGGCCTCGATCCCCTGCGATGGGTATGCCATCTGTTCGGTCTCGAACGCGGCCGACTGCATCGCGCCGCTCCGCTCGATCGGCTTCTTCGATGCCATCGAGTCGGGCAGCGTGCTGCGCTTCCAATCGCGCGGCAAACCGATCGTTGCAACCCTCACTCCCGATCAGATCGGGGCCTATGACGGCTCCTCGACGTCGAACGTGCCGCCGTCGGTATCGGTCAAGCGCACGCAAGATGTGGATCTCCCGCGGCAAATCCGCCTGCACTACAAAGCGGTGAGTCGCGACTATCAGGACGGTGAGCAAGATTCGCCCTTCCGGCTGGTGACGAAGGCCGTGAATGATCAGGACATCGAACTGCCCATGTGCTTAGGCGACACGCAAGCGCTGCAGGCGGCGCAAGTGCTGTGGGCAGACGCCTGGGCGGGGCGCAATGAATACACGACATCGGTCGATCAGGCGTTGAGCGAGCTCGAGGTGGGCGATCCGATCGCAATCCCCGACAATGGGCTCACGCAGCGCGTGCGCATCATCGCCGACAGCGTGAGCTCCGGCGTGCTGCGCAAGCTCACCTGCGTCTCTGACGATAGCGCCGCGTATGTGAGCGTCGCGGTGGCGGACGAACCCTACGCGGGCTCACAGCGCATGGTGATCATCCAACAGTCGCAGTATGTGCTCATGGATCTGCCGGCGTTGCAGGACGCCGATTCGAATGCGGGCTTCTACGTCGCCGCCTGGCCGATCGTAGCCGGCGGCAACATGTGGAAAGGCACGCAGATCTATTCCTCGATCGATGGCGGCTCGACCTGGACGCAGCAGTTTGCGCTCACCTTGAAGACTGATAACGGCACGCTCGATGATGCCGTACCAGCCTCGCCCTACTTCACCTGGGACGATGCGACGGTGATCGTCGTGAACTCGGCCGCGAATGTGAGTTTTCAAAGCCGCACCGACGATGCCGTGCTCGCCGGCGCGAACGGCGCCGCGATCGGAGCAGACGGTCGCTGGGAGATCGTGCAGTTTGCGAACGCGACGCAAATCTCCTCGACCACGTGGCATCTCTCGCGGTTGCTCCGCGGGCGGCGCGGCACCGAGCACAACATCGGCACGAGCCAAGCGGGCGATGCGTTCGTGATGCTGTCCGAGAATTCGCTCAATCGGATCATTCTGCAAAATACTCAGATCGGCTCGGCGCTCAGCTACGACGGCGTGTCGATCGGCGCATCCTTTGGGACGGGCGGCGAGCAGACCTTCACCGGACGCGGCATGGCGTTGAAGCCCTTCAGCCCAGTCGATGTCAGGATGGAGCGACAGAGCGACGGCGATGTGCTAATCAGCTGGACGCGGCGGGATCGTTTGAATGGAACTCTGATGTCGGGGGTCGATATGCCCTTGAGCGATCCGCCGCTCAGTTTTTCGATCGACATCCTGGACGACCTCACCACCGCGCCCACCGTGATCCGCACGCTCGCATCGAGCACGACGAGCGTGCTCTATACCGCGGCAATGCAGAGCGCGGACGCGGTAGATCTCGGCAGCCCGCACCACTTCGGCTGCGCGGTCTATCAAATCAGCCAGGTCGTGGGGCGCGGCTTCCCCGGCTACGGCAGCTACAGCGGGTGATTCCATGAGCGATACGCAGACCCCAAACCTTGCCCTTGAATACCTGGACAGCGCGCAGGCGCAGCCCGAGGTCAAGATCAACGATGCGTGGAACAAGATCGACGCGTACGCGGGCAGGGTGCATTCCGATTCGGGCGGCATCAGCGGAATGATTTTCGAGATCGAGGGCGATAGCCCGGGGATCGAGGGCATCACCAAACTCGTCTTTACCGGGACGGCCGTCGCCTCACTCACGCAGGCGGGTGATGTCGGGACAATCACGCTCAACGCAGGTAGCGGCGCGCCCGCCGGCACCGCCGGCGAGCTCCAGTACAACGACGCGGGCGCCTTTGGCGCGATCGCGGCCGGCACGGTCGGCCAGGTGCTCACGGCGAACGCCACCGGAGCGCCATCCTTTCAGACCGCAAGCAGCGGCGGTGGCTCGCCGGGGGGCCCAACGAATGCCATCCAGTGGAACAACTCCGGTGCGTTTGCCGGCGGCGGTGTAGGCGCTGTAGGAAGCCTATATAGCATTTTCTCCTTCACGCCCGGCAGCGGTGGCGCGGCAGTGATGACGCTCGCCAACAACTACTACGGCGGTCAGGTGATTCTGTCCGTGGTCGCTGGCGTATCGCTTATGTCCTTCCAGGACGGTTACGGTCATGCTTCTAATTTACGTTCGACCGGCAGCCCGCTGCGCACATTCTTCATCGATAATACCGGTAGCCCGATCGGCTTCTATAACGGCAACACCGAATGGTGGAGCGTCACAGGGGCGCCGACCACCGGCAGTAATACGGCAACCTTCGCCGCGACGAATAGCCCCGGCAGCGGCGGTGCCGTTCAGGCGTGGATTCCGATTACAATGAATGGTGGTACCCAAGGCTGGATACCTGTTTTCAATTGAGGAGACTTTTGTGACCGACACTCCAACGCCCGCACCGACGCCAACGCCGGCCGTCGCGCTGATCAACAGTGTCGTGGCGCAATTTGAAGCGCTGCAAACCGACGCCTCGACCAGTGCGGCGGATAAAATCCTCTGCCAGAAAGCGGCGGCGCTGCTTCGGCATCAACGGGACCTCGGAGATCCCTAGATGGAACTCGAGCATCTGAAACTCATTCGCCTGATGCTCGCGACGCCGGGTTTCAAGATCCCGCTTGAGCTCGTGCACACAGCCTCCGCGGCGCTCCAGGCGCTCGATGCGGAAATTCTAACCGCCTCGGAGCGCGAGGCGATCACGGCGGGCGACGGCACGCGCCTCGCCGCCGCACTCGGTGACTTGAAGAGCCAACTGCTTCACGCTCGCTGACGGACGCGGGGAACTGGGACGCTGCGCAATGCGCACTCGAGCGCCGAGGCGCAATATCGGCGCCGTTTCCCCCTTTGACCTCACCGGAGCGCCGCAAACGATGGAAATCCCAACTGAGTTGATCAAAGACGGTCGCGAGGCGACTGCCGCGTTGAAGGCGACCATGGATGGACTGGAGGCGAAGGAAGCGACGCAACTGAGTGACTTTAAGACGATGTTCATCGATTTTCTGCCGCAGATCATCGCCGTTGCGTGCGTGTCGGTGATCGTCGGCCTCGTGTTCGGCGTCGAGATCGGCCGACACTTTTTGCGCTGAACCGTCATGCGATTCTGGATCATAGGCGGGCTCGCAATGCTCACGGTCGCTCTCGGCTGGGTGTACTGGGCGATTCGCGAGTGGGAACGGAACGGTGGGCTGTGAGCGCCGAGGATCTCGCGCGCCGCTTCGAGGGGTGTGAGCTCGAGGCATACCTGTGCCCTGCCGGCATCCCCACGATCGGTTACGGCCACACCGGCAAAGACGTCTATCTGGGTCTGACCTGGACCGCCGAACAAGCGGAAGAGGAGCTCGTGCACGATTTGATCTGTGCGGATGCGCAGCTCACCGTTTACAGCCCGCTCGTCATCGGCGGTAATCGAGCGGCGTTGACGGATTTCGTTTTCAATTTAGGGATTGGGAATTACCGCTCGAGCACCCTGCGCACGCTGGTCAATGAGGCGGCCTGGCCAGCGGTCAAGCAGGAGCTCTTGAAGTGGGATCACGCGAACGGGCAGATCCTGCCGGGATTGCTCAAGCGTCGGGAGGCAGAGGCCGCACTCATCGGGTACTCCTGATGCGCCTGCAAACGCTGTGGGAGAGAGTCAAAGCCTCGTGGGCATGGCGGCACAAGATGAAGATCTTGGGGAGCGCCGCGATGGGCGTATCCTATGCCCAGGCGAACCTCTCGCAGTTATCTGCGATCCTCTCCGCGAACCACCTGGGCGCGATCATGGGTGTCTTCGGGGTGCTCGCGTTCGTCATTGGTCTTTGCAACACGTTCATTAGCCCGGATCCACCGTGATCGACTTCAGCAAGACCCAGACCGACATCGGCGCCCTCGTGCGCGATGAGGCGCAGGCCGAGCGCGGCCGGCGACTCGAGCGTGACTTCACCGCGATGGCCGATGAGATCAAGGCGCAGGATCGGGAGATCACGAATTTGCGGCTCGCAGCCGCGACGGCAGTCAACGTGAAAGACGCCAAGGAGATTGCGGATACGGCGACCAAAACCTTAACCGAGCGCGTCGACTGGCTGGTGTGGATGATGCGCATCGTGGTTGTGGGCACGGGGCTCGAGGTCATCGGGGGCCTGATAGTTGCGGTTATCATGAAGGGATCGAAGTGATGGATCTGAGTCATGCTGGTCAGGCCATTAGCGAAGAGCGCCTGTTGATCGAGGCCGAGCGCCGGGCGCTTGCGCGCATCACCGAGCGCATCGATGGGATCGAAGGCATCCGCCAGCAGGTCGACGCGGTCGTGCAGGTCGTCCAGGACGAGATCGAGCACCTATATAGCGAGCTTGCGGAGATCCGTCGGATGCGCGAGCGGCGAGGCATGAAATAGCATGTGGGTGAAGGTGATCCTGATCGCGCTCGTGGCGCTCGTGCTCTTCTTCGCCGGGTTCTACGTCGGTCGCCTGCAACCTGAACTAAAGGATGCACGCGCGACCGTTTCGCAGATGACCCAGAACCAGGCGAAGGCAGTCACCGAAGCCGGAACGATCAACCAAGAGGCCGCGACCTATGCGAAAACTCTCGCCGACCCTGCTCCTGTTGACGCTCCTCACGTCAGCCTGTGCCACTACGCGCCCGCAGCTGTGCCCAAAACCACTACCCCCCGACCAGGCGCTGATGAAGCCCCCGCAGTCCGAAAGCCAGATCCGAGCCCTCCTCGAGACGTCGGACCCCCGCTAGTTAAGATTGGACGGGATTCTGATGCGCACGTGAAGGCTCTCCAGGATTACATCACTAAGATTTGCCTTCGCTGACCATGAAATGGCCATGGTCGAAGCCCAAGCCGCCGCGGATTCCGCCTTACCGCGAGCCGGCGGAGCGGGAGCGGCCGAAGCCGAAGGACGATGGCCTGGTCGTCGAGGAGCACGATACGTCCGCCATGACGCGAACGGGCATTCACCGCGCCTGGCGCCGGCTCACGGGTAAGGACGAGGGCTAGCCTTACATCCGTGAGTCGGGGGCTTTGGCCTGCTTCGGCTCTGGCGGCGTCAGCTTGAGCGTGCCGTGATCATTGCCTAGGTATTTTATCAACAATACCCCGCGCCCATCGGGCAGTTCCCACGAGACCATTGCGTTCTTCCTTATCGCGCCGTAGGCGTTGCCTTCCACGACGTTTAAGAGGGCGCTCTTCGGCTCGCCCCATTTGCCCTTGGCAGCCTTGAGCAGATAGTCGAACTCCCAGGGGTCGAACTGCACGGAAATTTCGTTCACCAGGCCGTGGCTGAATTCAACGACCGTATCTACGGGCATCCCCTCGAGCATGGTGCTGCCCTCGCAATTGGCTCGCTGCCTGCAGTTCGTACTGAGTCCGAGCTGTGCGTGAAGCTGCTCGGTCGTCGACGGTTTGCCAAGCTCGATCCCTTTCAGATCGAGCGCGCCGGCGGCGTATGACGCAGAGAGGGCCAACGCTGCCGCCAGCACGGCGCCCACCCCGCGCACGCGTTTAGTGCCATAGGATCGGACCGCTCCCGTTTCGTCGGCTCTCAGAGCTTCTCCGGCGGTTTTACGCGCACTCATTTTGCAGTCCTTTTGCTAAGATTTACGGAAGTCCGATTGTCCCCCGTTGATGGCGCGAGCGACGTGACCGGAGTCCCGTAATAATCGTGTGCCCCTTTTGTACCCCGGATAGGTCGAATTACGTCGGAAAACTGGCCAGGAAGCTGCCCTAAATGCCTGATTTTATACAGTGCCCCGGACTCATAATGCCGAGGTCGAGGGTTCGAGTCCCTCTCTCACCACCATGATTATTAAGGCTTTTATGCCGTTTTACGTCTCTTAACCCGGCTCGCCGTGTGCCCTTTTTGTGCCACCAACTCGGCCGCCTGAGACAGGTGATCGGGCGCCAAGTGGGCGTATTTGAGCACCATGGCGTAGCTCTTCCAGTCGCCGAGCTGCATCAACTCCTGGAGCGTTACGCCGGCCTGTACCGCCCAGGACGCGAACGTATGGCGGAAGGTATGCCAGTTGATACCCTGACCGGCGAGTCCCGCCCTGGCGATCGCTTTCTCGAAAGCCTTCGTGTTGCAGTCGTCGATCGGCTGGACATCGTACTGGAACACGTGCTCCCCGGTCGGGTTCGCCGCGCGGCATCGCTGCAGGACCTTGACCGCCTCGCGCGAGAGCGGGAAGCCGAAGGTGCGCGTCCCCTTCATGCTTCCGCGCGGTACCCAAGCGCGCCGGTTCCGGAGGTCAACGCGGTCCCATGTGAGGGTGAGCATGGCGCGCATCCGCAGGCCCGTCAGGACAGCGAACTCGGCCGCGAGCTTCTGATGCGGCGGCAGCTGTTTCTTCAATCGCTGGAACTCGGCGCGCGTCAGCCAGCGCGGCTCTGGATCGTCGTTCGGGCGACCGTACATCGGGACCTTCGGAATATTCTCGATGTAGTCCCACTCATCGCGGGCTTTGCGCAGAATCGCGCGTAAGAGCGCCATGTACCGATCGACGTTCGCTTCGCTTGACCCCTCCTCGAGGAG